CCAGGGTTTCAGGCATCTCCATTCATAACTGCACCTGGCAGCGGTTATTCAGGTCAAGCTGTAAATTACAACAATAACATTACAGTCAATGGAGCCATCGATTCTGAATCTACAGCTCGCCAAATTATCGATGTACTTAACCAATCTACTTATCGTGGAACTCTTGGTGCTGGTGCGTTTGTATGACAGCTTGGACACCAGAATGGGCAGTAGAGGTCAATGGCGCAGGAGATATTACTGATTTAGTCATTGCAGACTTGACTGTTACCTCAGGGCGCTCAGACATCTATTCACAGCCTGTTGCTGGATACAGCCGATTTACAGTTAAAAATCTTGACCAATCAGCCATTACTTTTGATGTCAATGACTCAGTAACTGTTAAGGTTAAAAACTCATCTGGGATTTATGTCCCAATTTTCGGTGGAGACATTTCTGACATTGATATCAAAGTTAAAACTGGCGAACCTGCTATTACCCAGGATGTCACGATTACAGCTCTTGGAGCATTATCTAAACTTCCCAAAACCCTTACTGAGGGTGTATTGGCTAAAGACTTTGATGGAGATCAAATTTATGAAATCCTTTCTCAGGTTTTGTTTAACCAATGGAATGAAGTCCCAGCTGCCCTTACATGGGCAAATTATGAGCCAACTACAACTTGGGCAAATGCTGAAAACTCTGGATTAGGCGAAATCGATCGACCAGGAGATTATGAGCTTACTGCTCGATCAGCCGATACCACAGATGTTTATAGCCTGGTATCCAATTTGGCTCGGTCAGGCTTGGGATACATATATGAGGATGCATCTGGTCGGATCGGATATGCGGACTCAACCCATCGCTCTCAGTACCTTGCAGCTAACGGTTATGCCTATGTCGATGGTGGATGGGCTTATGCAGCTGGCATTGCAACCTCAAAACGCTTGGGCGATGTCCGAAATAAGGTCACAATTACCTATAAGAATAACCAGCAAGAAACAGCCCAGGATGCTACATCTATTGCTACTTATGGCGTACAAGCTCAAAACATTGCAACGACTTTAGAAAACGGCGCAGATGCTTTATCTCAGGCTGAATTCTATTTAGACATTAGGGCTTATCCTCAATATCAGTTTAAGGCTATAAGCTTTCCAATGACTAACCCAAATATCCCAGATGCCTCACGCGATCAGGCTTTAGGTATCTTTATGGGCTTACCTTTAGACATTGAGGATTTGCCACTAAATATCGCCAATGGTCGCTATCAGGGCTTTGTTGAGGGCTGGACTTGGACAAGTCGATTTAATGCCTTGGATCTGACTGTAATCGTTTCACCCGTTGCTTTTAGCCTACAAGCGTTTAGATGGAACTCAGTACCAATTACCGAAAAATGGAACACGTTAAGTCCGACTTTGGACTGGAATAACGCTACAATAGTAGCCTAATCAAGGAGAATAAATGGCAACAACTACTAACTATGGCTGGAGCACTCCAGATGATACCGCGTTGGTCAAAGATGGCGCTGCCGCCATTCGCACCCTTGGTTCATCTGTAGATGCTACGACCAAGGCACTCAATCCATCAACAACTCTTGGAGATATTGAGTATCGCTCAGCAACAGCCAATACAAACACCCGTTTGCCTATCGGTACAACTGGACAAGTTTTAACTGTAAATGGTTCAGGCGTGCCAGCTTGGGGAGCGGTAGATCCGTTATTAATTCTTGATGCAAAAGGTGATTTGATTACTGCGACTGCAGCTGATACTCCAGCGCGTTTAGCAGTCGGAACAAACGACCAGGTTTTAACTGCCGATTCTACAACTGCAACAGGATTAAAGTGGGCTTCACCTGCAAGCGGTGGAATGGTTTTATTAGGTTCAGGAACATTATCAGGAACAGCGGTAACTCTAAGTTCAATTCCACAGACTTATGAAAACTTAATTGTTTTTATGCGTGATGCAGTTAACCTCAGTCAAAACACAGTTTCATTACAATTAAACGGAAGTTCAACTGTTATTGGAATTGAAGAACGAGATTTAAATGCTGCTTATCAAGTTCAAACAAGAACGCAACATGGAATTTTCCAAAATCTAAATACTAGTAATACAGATAATCATGCTTACATTTTTATTCCAGATTATACTTCTTCAAGTGTTCAATTAGCACAAAGTCAAAGTTACTGTTTAACAAGTGGAAGTGGTACTGGTGTTTTTCTTGGTGTAAGAACGGCTTTTACTGGTGTTACTTCCGCAGTAACATCTCTAACATTAAGTTCACCTTCACAATTTAACGGCGGTACTTACGAAATTTGGGGACAAAGATAATGGCTAAAACAATCAGACCAACAGTTAAAATTCACGACCTTGAAACAGGTGAAGTTATTGAACGTGAACTTAATGATGCAGAATTGAAAGCACATAATGAGCAGTTAGCACAAATTCAAGCCGAAAAAGAAGCAGAAGAAGCAAAGGCAACTGCTCGCGCAGAAATTCTTAATCGCTTAGGTATTACTGCCGATGAAGCGGCAATTTTACTTGGATGAAACCTCGACTAAGTAAATCTGTAATCCAATTTAGAGAACAGGCAGACGATGCTTATCCTGACAGAGACCGCCGTAGTGACGGCACCTGGGCAGATGCCAGGCACGCAGTCAGAAAAAGCGATCACAACGCTTGCCCTCGTACAGGGTATGTCCGTGCTTTCGATCTCGATGCTTCTCTCGATGGGAAAGATGCCACAGCTCATTACCTTGCCGATCAGATACGAACTCACGCCAAGTCAAGCAAGCGCATTGCATATGTCATATTTAATAAGCGAATTGCGAGCAAAAGAACACTCTGGCGTTGGGTTAAATACAGAGGCACAAACCCTCACACCTCGCACATTCATATCAGCTTCACAAAAGCTGGCGATGAAGATCGCTCGTTTTTTCAAATCCCACTACTAGGAGGCAAATAATGAAAATCAAGAATCCACTATTTTTAGCAGCTGGAGCATTTTTAGCAGCCTGGTCTGCAACTAATTTTGATGTTGATTACCGTGCCATCCTTTGGTCAGTACTGTCAGGCATATTTGGATATGCAACACCAAAACGATAATGACTGCGCAGGACATGGCGGCTCTTGCTGTTGCTGCCACGACCGTTATTGGTTCATTTATTGGCTCGGTGCGCTGGTTAGTAAAGCACTACCTAAACGAACTTAAGCCAAATTCAGGCTCATCAATGCGTGACCAAATTAATTCACTTGAGGCGCGTGTCGAAACCATAATCCGACTATTAGAGAAGTAACACTTATCACATGGCAAGAAAAAAGGTTATCGATTTAGATACTTATTCAGCTCTTGATGCTTGGGCGATTTCCCTACAAGAGATGTACCGAGCATTGCGCCGCGCTGGTTTTGATGTCGATTTAGCATTGGCAGTCATTATTGAACCAACAGCTTATCCAGCTTGGATCTTGCCATCTCCAGTCGAACCAGAAAGGTTTGGCGATTACGAAGATGAGGATGATGACTAAAAAACGCTATCTAGTGATTTCGGATCTACAGATCCCATTTCACCACGAGAAGGCAGTTAAAAATCTAATCAAGTTAGTTAATAAAGAGAAGTTTGATCTAGTACTCAATACAGGCGATGAGCTAGATATGCAATCCCAATCGAAATGGGCAAAAGGGACACATCTGGAATTTGAGGGGCAATTAGATGCCGATCGAACTTTGGCTCAAAACATCCTTTGGGACTTGCGGACTACCGACATCACTAGATCCAACCACACCGATCGTCTATACCACACTCTCGTTAGAGGAGCTCCTAGCCTCATCGGACTTCCAGAGCTCGACTACTCCCGTTTTATGGGCTTCTCAGACTTGGGGATACGCTTTCATAAAAAGCCATTCGAATTCCACAATGGATGGGTCTTAGTCCATGGCGATGAAGGATCAATGAATTCCAATGCTGGACTTACAGCTTTAGGCTTAGCTAAGAAATTTGGCAAATCAGTCGTTTGTGGACACACCCACAGAGCTGGCATAAGTGCCTTTACAGAGGGCTTAGGAGCCCGATATAGGACTTTATGGGGCGTAGAGGCAGGGAATGTCATGGATAAGGCAAAAGCCTCTTATTTAAAGGCTGGAGCCGCTAATTGGCAGATGAGCGTAGCCATCATTGAAACTTATGGAAACAGGGTTAGTCCAATGCTTGTGCCGATCAATAAAGATGGCTCATTTACCGTTTATGGCAAGCTTTATGGATGATTTAATTCGGGACATTTTTCCTGTCAGGCGCACCCTGGATGATGCTGTTGATGAGGCAGAGTTATTATCTTTCGCGTGTCGCAATTTGACACATAAGCCCAAACCTATGCAACACTAACCATGTAGCCAATCAAAGGTATTGGCACAAGGGAGCAAAATGAAAACAGCGATAGGAATGAAAGAATCAGCTCTGGAATATGCACAAAAGGGCTGGGCAGTAATGCCATTAAAAAGCAAGAAAAAAGATCCCCACTTTGACTTGATTAAAAATGCTTACCTAGGAGCAACTACAGATGAAGCTCTTATTGAGTTTTGGTTTGATGTAGATCCAACAGCCAATATCGGTATTGCTTGCTCAAGCTCTAACCTGGTTGTATTTGATGTGGATTTTAGAAATGGTGGAGAAGTCATTGAGCAGTTTGGTCAGACTTACACAGTAAAAACTGGAGATGGATTTCATTTCTACTACCAAACAACCTCAGATATGTCATTCAAAGGATCATTAGAAACTGGCATAGACATTAAGCACAAAGGCTATGTAGCAGCTGCGCCATCGATACACCCAAATGGCAAGATTTACACAGTCATTAATGACATCGAACCAGTAATGATTTCTACCGACTTATTAGAAATGGCATCAAAATGAGCGACACATGGTTTTTCTTTATATTCTTAATTGTAATCCCATTTGCAGTTGCATTAATTTATGAGACTGTAGCACATAACCATTACCAACGCGGATTGCGTGAGGGATACCATCGAGGCAGGGCAGTCAATCGCCAGGAATTTTGGTCGGAATGAAAGCCAAAGAGGTATTACTAAGTGCGACAGATGTCATGCAAGATCGTGGTCGAGTCTATGGTCATCCGAAAATCAACCAGGATCGGATCGCTAGGAGATTATCCAATTTACTTGATTTCCCAATCGAGGACTACCAAGCTTGCCTTGCAATGGTCGAGGTCAAGCTCTCAAGAATCCAAGAGAGCCCAGGGCATCTTGATTCATACATAGATGCTTGTGCCTACCTGGCTCTAGCTTGCGAACTCAAAACAGAGGAGAATGAAGATTATGTTTAACCTAGACGAATACACAACCGTACGCGAAAGAATTATCGAGTTTTGGAAAAGGTACCCAAATGGTCGCATTGAAACTGAGATACTGGAATGGTCTGATAAGCGCTTTATCGTGCGTGCAGCTATTTATAGAGAAACCACAGATCAACATCCATTCGCGACTGGGCTGGCAAATGAAGTTATATCAGACCGCGGCGTTAATAAGGATTTTGCGCTGGAAAATGGAGCTACTTCGGCGATCGGTATCGCTTGTGGTAACGCAAATATCGGCGTAGATAAGCACAAAAGTAGTAGAGAAGAAATGAAGAAAGTCATTGAGGTCAATAAGGCTAAAGAGCCTGTGACTGAGGGACACAAAGACTATTGGACTACTCCATTTGGTGAGCAAGATGAATCAATTAAGAAAGTGCCAGCTCCTAGCTCAATGGATCAAGCTGTCAATACAGTTGCAGAAATCTTAGGCACAGACAAAGACACACCTCATTGCGCTCATGGTGCTATGCAATGGAAAACAGGTGTTACAAAGACTGGCAAGCCATGGGGTCATTTCAAGTGCTCAGGTGCAGCTAATGGCGACATGAACAGATGTCCAAAGGATCAAGATGTCATTTGGTATGAAATTAAACCAGATGGATCATGGGGCAAACAGAAAGGCAGATTATAGTGGGATATGTCGAAATCTATAACCATGACGGTGAAGGTGGATGGACTGATTTAGAGGATATTCCATTTATCGAAACAGTCAATTGCCAACTATGCAATGAGCCAACAAAGGCTAGTGACATCATGGCTATCATCACAATCAAGGATGGACAACCATCTGTGGGTCAATGGCAATGTCGCAAATGTCATGCGGTAAATGGCTAATTCAAGGAGAGCAAGAGGTTTCCGCACAGAGCGTGTAGTAGCTGAGTACCTATCGACTTGGTGGCCAGGCGCATGTGTGGGAAGGGGTAGTGGCAAGGATATTGTTAATGTGCCATTTGATTGTGAAGTCAAAGCAAGGGTTGGCTTTCAACCATTGGCATATCTCAAACAATTAAAAGCTCGAACATCCGTATCTGGGGAGATGGGGTTTGGGGTTTTGCGACTAAATGGGCAAGGTGAGGATCCGCGTGACTATGCCGCGATCATCCGTTTAGAGGATCTTATGCCACTACTCCAGCTTAAATACGGTCACTTAGACAAAGAGCCTACAGAGGCAGACATCGACCGTTGTACTGTCTGTGGGACTTATATGATTCGGAGATGTTTAACATGCCAGCCTATGACTACAAATGCAACAGATGCGGTCTAATTAACGAGCTACATCATGGATGGTATGACAAGCCAACAGTCTTATGCACTTACTGTAATGAACCAATGGTCAAAACATTTGCAGCTAATCCAATACATTTCAAAGGTAAGGGATGGGGTAAAGACTAATGCGACACGCCGAGACACGCCCAAGATTACGCGGGGTGCTTCCCATCTCTGGTACTCTCATGGCTAGAGCCCATAAGGGGCTCAGAGCGAGCCGCTCGCGGATAGCTCGCGCGGTAGCCCTCGCTATTGGGATAGCTCTGTTTGCTCCTATGTCACATGCAAACACGGGCTCAATAGATAGCTTCAAATATAACCCAAGAAAATACATCAATGGCACTATGCCAAAGCATGAAGGTAATTGCTTAAAGAAATTGATTGGTAAAGAATCAGCATGGAATCACAAAGCTGTTGGTAATCTCAATGGAACTAAGAGAGTATATGGATTACTACAGATTAAGAATCCAATAGCTAAAGACATGAACCCTATGCAACAGATACAGCTTCACATGAGATACTTAGAGCATAGGTATGAAGGATCTGCATGCAAGGCATGGCAACACTTCAAGGATAGAGGTTGGCATTAGATGCCTAGACAATCAGCTCTAAGATCCTCAGGATCTACAGCTCTATGGAGAAAGCTAAGAGCCCAGGTATTAATGAGGGATCAGAATACTTGCTATTACTGTGGGCAATACGCAGATACATGTGAGCATCTGATTGAAAGATCTAAAGGCGGCACAGACTCTATGGATAATTTAGTTGCAGCTTGCAAGAAATGTAATTACTCACGCGTTGGATCAAAGGGTGGGGGCTTTTTTAAAACGGCTTTGACACCCATGACCCCCCTTGCATCTTTTACCCCTAAAAACGAGGAGATAAGCCACTATCAGATAGACTCTGACGAGTTATGACTAAATCAGACTCAAACACGCTTAAAACGCCTCAGGTGGCTTACCTAGGGGCGACAGAACCGCGTATTAGGTCAAAACCCGTTGATTTACCGTCTAAAGGTCAAGAGATGATCGACTTTGTTGAGCAAATCATTAATCCAGAGACCAATGAGCCTTTCCAACTGCTACCTTGGCAGAAATACCTGGCAATTGAGATGCATCGAGTCCGTGAAGATGGGCGCTGGTATCACAGCGAGGTCGGAATCTGCATGGCTAGGCAACAGGGCAAAAGTACATTTATGGCGCTGCGCATCTTGGCTGGGATGTATTTGTGGGGCGAGAAGATGCAGGTTCACACAGCTCACAAACTGACAACCTCATCTGAAATCTTTTGGAAGATTGACGACATCATTCAAGCTAATGCATCCCTTGCTGGGCAGTTTATTAAAAAGTATGAAACAAAGGGATCGCAAGAAATTAAGACTAAAAACGCTCGCTACCTAGTTAGAGCTAATAACTCAGCTTCTCGTGGTATTGCATCTGTGGACTGTATCCATCTGGATGAGACACGCGAGTACCAGGATTTAGATATTTGGGCATCCTTGCGCTTTACTCAAATGAGTGCTAAGAATCCGATGGCTATCAGCTATTCAAATGCTGGCGATCAACATTCAGTAATTCTCAATTCCCTGAGAGCTAGGGCTGAGGCAGCTATCGCTGGTAATGATGATGCGATCGGATGGTTTGAGTGGTCTGCTCCAGATGTGGAGATTGGCGACACGCCAGAATTCTGGGATGCGGTTAGATATTCAAATCCATCCTTGGGTTATACCGTACATCCTGACAATTTGCGAGCCATCCTCAATGATGACGAATCAACCATTAAAACCGAGGTATTGTGCAGATGGGTCAATGTTCAAAACCCAGCAATCAATCCATCGGCATGGGAAGCTATAGCTAATAAGAAAATTAAGCTAGATGTTGAGGCTACTACCTGGATGGCGATCGATTTAAGCCCAGATAGAAGATCAGGCTGTTTGGTCGCAGCTCAACAGATCGAAAACTCAGATAAATTCAAAGTTATCTTGTTAGAGACATATTCCAACCCTGTAAATATCGATGACAAACAGATGGCTAACTCTGTGGCAGATTGGGTTAAGAAATTCCACACAGAAACCGTTGCTTACTCCAGGCAGACCGCTGGAGCAGTAGCTACGCGCTTAATCCCTGGTGGAATCTCTGTTACTCCGATCGATGGAGCCCTGTACGGACAAAGCTGTGATGAGATGCTCTCAGCTGTGATCTCAGGCAGGTTGGTTCACAATGACAATCCAGAGATGAATAAGCAAGTGCTGTCGGCTGTAAAACTGCCATTTAAAGATGGTGGATGGTATTTGGGGCGTAAAGTTTCAAATGCCACAATCTGCGCAGCTGTAGCGATGGCTATGGTTTCCCATTTTGCAACACGCCCAGAATCAGAGGCAGACATAGTATTCGGATAAATCGGACATTATGGTACAATTGGTGCCAATGGGACTTAAAGATTTCTTTGTAGCAGCTCCTAAGACTCCAAGCGAATCTGTGGATGTATCTGCCGCGCTTTCACCTTTTACGGTGAGCGCCTATCCTCTAACTTACAGCACATCAGCATCAAGAGCTGAAGCTATGGCTGTACCAACAATTGCAAGAATTAGAAACTTGCTTTGTTCAACTGTGGCGAGCTTGCCAATTGAAACTTACAATAAATTTACTGGCGCACATGTTGAGCCAAATAGAGTATTTAACCAACCAGATCCACGAGTGCCTGGATCTTATACTTACGCATTTGTAGCGGAAGATTTATTATTTCGCGGCGTGTCTTACGGGCTTGTTATGTCAATGTATGCCGATGGCAGAATCCAAGACTGGACAAGAATCGAACCAACAAGAGTGTTGCCGCAATATAACTACGATCAAACCGAAATCATTGGATATCAGGTCGATAACATTGCGGCACCACTTTCGGGCGTAGGCTCTGTTATAGTATTTTACGGATTAGATGAAGGCGTACTATCTCGCGCAGGTAAAACAATTAAAGCTGCAGCTGCATTAGAAAGCGCAGCGGAAATGTATGCAAAAGAGCCTGTACCACAAATGGCATTAAAGTCAAACGGCACAAATCTTACATCTGAGCGAATTGCTAAATTATTAACTGCATGGAATTCAGCTCGTAAGTCTCGATCAACTGCATTTCTAAATGCCGATGTTGATTTGCAAATTCTTGGCATAGATCCTGCTAAATTGCAATTAAATGAAGCTCGCCAATATGTCGCTTTAGAATTATGCAGAGCTTTAGGCGTTAGCGGTTACTGGGCAGGTGCGGAAGTTACAAGCCTGACTTATAGCAACGCGATCAACGAGCGCAAGGCACTTATTGACTTCTCTCTAAAAAATATCCTTATTCCAATCGAGCAACGGTTAAGCCAACCTGATTTCCTAAGCTCTACAACAGTACAGGCACGATATAGCCTAGATGAATTCCTACGCGGCTCAGCATTAGAGCGTGCGCAGGTATATCAGATCCTCAACTCAATCGGTGCGATGAGTGTGGAACAGATACAAGAGGAAGAAGATCTAATCAAATGAAAATCGAATTTCCAGTAACACTTACAGCTGCAGATTCAGAAAGCCGCGTTATCGCTGGCAGAATCGTTGCATGGAATAGCCCAGGCAATACATCAGCTGGCATGACTGAGTTTCTACCAAACTCAATTACATTTGGCAAGAATATAAAACTACTTTTAGAGCATCAAAGATCAGCACCTATTGGCAAGCTTATGAGCTGGTCAGAGGATGAATCAGGTATAACAGCTGAATTTAAGATCGCTAAGACAACAGCTGGTAATGATGCACTTATTGAGGCATCTACTGGATTACGCGACATGTTTTCAGTCGGCGTTTCTGTTGATGCATGGGAAAACAAAGATGGCGTTATGGCAATCAATGCATCTAAATTAATTGAGGTCAGCTTGGTCACAGACGGAGCAATACCAGGATCAGTTGTTGAAAAAGTAGCAGCTGCAGATAACCAAGATAAAGTTTCACCGCTGGCAAACCCAGAAGGTGAAGAAACTAAAACCCAACCAGAAGGAGAAGCCATGTCGGCAGAAACCGTTTCAGAGGCAGTAACTACCGAGACGGTAGAAGCTGCAAAGGCAGAAGTAACAGTTAGCGCATATGCTCCTGTTGCTTACGCAACACCTCGCGTTGATACAAATGTAACAGCGGGACAATTCGCAAAAGCACAGATCGCAGCACTACGCGGCGATTCAGATGCACGCGCACTTGTAGCAGCACTTTCAGTTGCAACAGTCGCAGAAAATACAGGTATGGTTCCACCAACATACCTACGCGATGTAATCGGCATTATTGATTCATCACGCCCTTTCATTGATAGCATTGAAAGAGCTGCACTCCCAACAAGTGGCATGAAAGTGTTTACTCCAAAGTTAGGCGCTCAGGCAATTGTAGGATTGACAGCCGAAGGCGTAGAGTTTGCATCACAAGATACTGCAGTAACTTTCCAGGAAGATACAGTAGTTAAATTTGCAGGTGCTGGTATTCTCGATGTCGAACTCATCGACCGCTCAGACCCAAGCTTTTTAGACCTGTATATCCGCGAGTTGGCCGCAAGCTATGCTCAAAAGACAGACAAGTACGCAGCACAGATCGCAGCACAAAATGCAACACAGTCATCAGCTGCAACAATCTATGCGTCAATCGCAAAAGGTATTTCAGATTCATACGGCGTAATGCGTCGCACACCAAACAACCTATTGGTTGCAACAACAGGTGGAGAAGATGGAATCGATTTCGCTGGACTACTTGGAGCTGTAGATGGTTCACAGCGCCCACTATTCGCAGCTGCAGCACCACAAAATGCCGCTGGTCTTATTACACAAGGATCAACAGCAGGATCAGTTGCAGGGCTTAACTTGGTAGTCGATGCTAACTACACAGGTGACGATGCAAACGCAAAGCATGCATTGGTATATCCAACAGATGCAATGCGATTCCATGAGAGCGCACAGATTCAATTGCGTTCAAATATCGTTGCAAATGGTCAGCTAGAAATCGGCCTCTACGGATATGTTTGTGTAGTTAATCGCTACCCAGCAGCTTTCCGTAAGCTAAATGTTGCATAATAAATAAGTAAATGTGGGGGGGCGGTTGCTCCCGATCGCTCCCCCACCCTTTTAGGGAAGGTGCAGAAATGCCAACTATTATTTCGGTCTCAGATTTGAGGGCAATACTTGGCGTTTCTGTATCTCTATATCCTGACAGCGTGCTTGCAGATATTATTGATGCCGCTGAGCAAGTTACACTTCCAATGCTTGTTAAGTACTCCAGCGCAATTGATGCTGTTGAGTTAAACGGCAATGTTGCTACATATCATGTGCTAGGCACAAATAACTTCTCTAAAGGTCAGAGCGTAATCATCACAGGCGTAGGCGCTCCCTTTAATGGCACTTTTACAATTTTAGATTCAAATGATTTCGATCAAGACATTACATTTTATGAAGCAAATTCATCACTTTATGTAGATGGTGTATATACAAGAGTCAAGCCATTTTTTACAGTTGCTATAACAAACGCAGATATTTTGCCAAGAAAAGTAATCCCATCAGGCACAGCAACCCTTTCTGGAGCTTCCACTTATGTCGGCAATCCAGTCGTTGAGCAAGCTGTAACAGCTTTATCTAAAGAAATTTTCCAGGCTCGTAACTCAAGCGGTGGAGCAATCCAAGGCGTAGATTTTAATATCTCACCATTTACTTTAGGGCGCTCATTATTCAATCGTGTCTCAGGCATGCTTGGTGGGTTGCTAGATGTTGAAACGATGATCGGCTAATGCCATCAAATATCGCCACAGATGTCAGAGCAGCCCTAGCGACTGCTCTATCTGGCGTTGCAGCAAATGTTTATTCCTATGTGCCTGAAACGGTAACGCCACCAGCTGTAGCCATCTTGTACACAGATCCAATGATGGAATTGTTATTAATTAACAAATCAACTACAAAGGTAAAATTAAACTTTGTTATATCCGCAGCTGTTGCCTACAACAGCAATCCAGCATCGCTCGATAATTTAGAGCAGCTAATAATCAGTATTCTTGCAGCTATCCCTGCAGGATATGAAATAGGGTCGGTTTCACGCCCATCCGTTTCAGAGGTAGGAGCAGCGATTCTGCTCGTTTCAGATATCACTTTAAGCACCTACTACACTCAAACACTATAGGAGAAAAATATGCCATCAACAGTAATAACAGGGCGTGATTTGGCTCTGACTATCGCCACAGTTTCATACGATGCTCAGGCTACAAGTGTCGCCCTTACGGTCGAACAAACACGCGAGATTTACCAGACCTTAGATGGTCGCGCTTACAAAGTTACAGATTCTAACTCAACTCTTACAGTAGAAATGCTTGCAGACTGGGGAGCAACTGGATCACTATGTGAGTCACTATGGACAGCTGCAAACTCAGCTCCTAATACAGCAATTGCTTTCAGCTTCACAGCTGCAACAGGCGCAGTATTTACAGGTAATGTATTTCCAACATTCCCATCACCAAACGGCACAGCGCCAGATGCTCAAACAGTTTCACTCACATTCCAGGTAGAATCTACCCCAACAGGTACATTCAGCTAATCAACTAAAACGGGAGCAAACAAATGCAACAAACAATGACAATTAAATACCAGTCAGGTGAAGAAATTACAGTCGTAGCTTATCCACCTGATTTCGCTAAGTGGGAGCGAGCAGAAAAGAAAAGTATCTCCGAGTTTGGAGCTATCTGGGACATTCTGTTCGTTGCCCACTCAGCTGTTAAACGAGAGGCTGGCACACAGCCAACTAAGCCTTTCGATGCATGGATGGAATCAGTCGTAGATGTTGATCTAGGATCTGATAACCCAAAAGCCATGAGCGTGGATCAGTAAGTCGCCTATTGGTTGAACTTGCGATCGCTACCCAGATCCCGATGTCTGAGTGGTCAAACGCGGAGGATATTCTTACAGCTATAGAAGTATTGGAGGCGCGCAATGGCAAGTGATGTAACACCACAGCGCGACTTTATTTTCTATGATAAAGCTGAATTGCGTGGCATCATTAGATCTTTTAAGGGTTTATCAGATGAGGCACAGGATCAAGCCAAAAGCGTTTCAAGCGGTCTAGCTCAGTTTGCTGGAGAGAGAATCGTAGCTGCCGCTGGATCTGCGCCTAATCCTAATGTTGCCAGGAGAATTGCCGAAGGTTTTAAGGTTTCCAAATCATCTAAGATTGGTGAGCTTTCATTCGGGTTTGCTGGTCAGAAATTTTCAGGTGGAGCAACTACTCAATTCAATGTGGGTTTTGCTGGCGGTAATGGTCTTTTGGCAGGTGCCGAGTTTGGTGCTGACATAAAGACCCGTAAGCGCACATCTGGTAATTATGAAGGCTATAAGCAATTCCCATCAAGAACCCCTAGATTTGGCATTAGAGGCAATGAGGGAAATTTCATTTATCCAACATTGCGTAAGATTCAGCCTCAGTTAATCCAGCAATGGGAAGAAGCATTTAGCAAGATAGTGAAAGAGTGGGATAAATAATGGCTGGCAGTAGAACCCTTAAGCTCTCAATTCTTGCAGATGTAGATAACCTCAAAAAAGGGTTAGCTCAAGGTACAGATGATGTTCAAACCTTTGGAAGCAAAATTGCTGACTTTGGCAAAAAAGCTGGAATTGCATTTGCTGTTGCTGGGGCTGCCGCTGTTGCCTACGCTGGCAAGTTAGCCATTGATGGTGTTAAGTCTGCCATTGCCGATGCAGCTGCTCAAGAAAAACTTGCTATTACATTAAAGAATGTGACTAGCGCCACAGATGCACAGATTGCAGCTACAGAGGATTATATAACTAAAACTTCCCTGGCATTTGGTGTCACAGATGATGAACTGCGCCCTAGCCTAGAAAGACTTGCTAGAGCTACAGGAGATGTAACTAAAGCCCAGAAACTCCAAGCTCTTGCACTTGATGTCGCAGCTGGTACAGGTAAGTCTTTGGAGAGCGTTACAAATGCCCTTGCGAAGGCACAGGAGGGCTCTACAACGGCTTTGGGCAAGCTAGGGGTAGGATTATCTAAAGCTGAGCTTGCTGGCATGTCAGCGGAGCAGGTGTTCGCCAAATTGGGTGATACCTTTGAAAACCAGGCAACTGCTAAGGCTAACACCTTCCAGGGACAAATGGATCGTCTCAAGATTGCATTTGATGAAGCCAAGGAAACTGTTGGCACTTTCATTCTCCAGGCAATTACGCCTATGGTTGAAAACATTGTTAAATATGTAGTCCCAGCTATTCAGGCATTTGTACAAGGTTTCCAGGGTGGAGACGGATTAAAGAAAGCTTTTGATGACATCATCCAAGTTGCCAAAAGTATCTTAATCCCTATTCTTGATGGCTTGAAATCAATCTTTGACAGAGTGAAGGTTGCAGTAAGAGATAACAAAGATGCCTTTACAGCTCTATGGACTTTTACTAAAGAATATCTTGCACCATTTTTAGGTGGAGCTTTCAGGGTAGCCTTAGAGGTAGTGGGCGTTGCAATAGGCGCTGTGGTCACAGCGGTAGGGTTGCTTATCAAAGCCTTTCAAACCCTTTTCGAGTGGGGTAATAAAGTTAAGAATTTCCTAACATTTGGTGGATCTAGTAATGCATCTAACGCTAGCTTTGAAATGCCAGGGTTTCAGGCATCTCCATTCATAACTGCACCTGGCAGCGGTTATTCAGGTCAAGCTGTAAATTACAACAATAACATTACAGTCAATGGAGCCATCGATTCTGAATCTACAGCTCGCCAA